CTGCTGCTGCTTTAATCTCGTCACGTGTAATCTTATCGTTTGGTTCAAACAAGTAAGGTTTTGCTAGTTTGTTTAGCTGGCTTCTTAAGTAAACAACCAAACGTGCTACGTTAACACGATCTAGCGCACTAGCATTTCTTGCACGAGTTTTCTGGCCAAATACAACTACACCTGCTCCGCTTAGGAATGTAATTGGGTTAATTGCATTTGAGTATAGCGTATCACGCTGTCCTTCGTTTAGTGCAATGCTTACAAATTCGCCTTCTGCATTAATGTAACCTGTTGCTGTTGCATTAGTAACACCACCGCGTCTTGTACCTGCTGGAGCAAACCATGGGTAACTAACTTGGTCACTTAGTGCAATTGTACGTAGTGCCATGTGGCTTGGTGGTACAACAATGTTGTTACCTGCGTTGTCGCTTGTAAAGCCTGCTGGGTAGTAAACACCCATGTACTCGTCAAAGCTAACTAAACCATCGTCGTTGTCTTCAACAGCTAGTTTAACGTTTGTGCCCCACTCGTTTAGTGAAGTTGCATCTGGTGTTAGGCGCATTGGGCTGTCACCAACAATAAATGCACTTAGTCCACGATCGTAATTCAAGCTAACCATTTCGCCAATTAGTTCTGGATAACCCGGGCAAGCCATGATGTTAAAGATGTTACGTTCATCATCTCTTAGCTCGTCACCTGTGTTAACCATTGCTTGTAGACTTTGTACAACAACTTGACGTTGTGCTTTACGTCCAAAGCTACCTGAACCGTCTGCTTGGTTTGCTGACTCAGTTACCCAACGGTGTGGATAGTAAAGTGCCATTGACTCTCCGCCGAATGCATCGTTGTCACCATTTATGTCAATTGCATTACGTACAAAACGCTTGACGTTAAATCCGCTTCTACGTAGGTTCCATAGTAGCATGCCTTTTGGATATAGTGCTGGATCTGGAGCATCTGGATCTACGTAATTGCTCACTAATAGATCTTCAATTGTGCCTGCATTTCCACTGTTTGCACCTGATGTGTTATAACGTACATCTGCAAATAGTACGCCTTCTTCAGTAGTCTGGTCTGTTGAGTCGCGCAATACCCACTTCTTAGTAGTATCGTTCCAACGATAAATCTGTGGGTAGTTTTCAATGTCTGCTGTACTAATCCAAAGATCGCCTTCAACTAGTGCTGAAGCATCAGTTTGTTGTGTAGGCTCTGTAGCACTTACAATTGGACCTGATGGGTTTGTATCTGGATATGCTGTTTGATATCCTACCCAATCAATACCATTATGTACCATGATATCAACTTCGTCAACAACTGAGCTGTACCATAGTGTGCCGTCTGCTGCTAAACTTGCAGGAGCATCTGCACTTGCTGTGTAAACTGCTTTTCTCCAGTTACTTGCAGTATATTCATCATTAGTTGTTGCACCAATTGTAGTGTACAAGTTAACTGTTGTGTTTGGATCTCCTTGAATCCAAACAATAAAGCCTGCTGCTGCTAGTGAGCTGTCAGTGTCTACAAAGTTAATGTCGCCGCCTTGTGTATGTTCAATAACAACTTTGTTGCTTGCGTTAACACTTGCAACAATATTTTCTAAACCTGCTACAGAATTAATTGCTGCTGCTAGTTCGTCTGCATCGCTTGCAATACCGTTTGCTGTCCAAGAAACTGTAACTGGTGCAGTAAATGCAGTTTTTCCTGCATCACTTTCTGCAATAGTAAATGAATAAGTTCCTGGTGTAAATGTGTTGCCAATTCTTTGTTGAGCATCTTGCGGATCAACAACACCTGCAATGCTTGTAATACCAGTTATACTAGTTGAACCAGTGTTTACTCTTTCATAAACAGTAAATGATCCAACTGCTGGTGCTGCACCTTGACTATTTGATAGTACAAATGTGTCGCCTACTGCTAGATTTGTGCCGCCGCCGGCTCTGTCTAATCCATAAAGTGCTGCTACAGCTGAAGCGTAAATTGGTGCTTCTACTGCATCAAACAATTTAGTATTATCGTTCCAACGCTTGTATCTCCAACGTGCGCCTTGGTTTGGTTCTGTAGTCTTCAACCATACAGATCCTGTTGGACGTGGAGTTGTGTCAACTATTTTAAACTCCGGAATGCTAGTATGAGCACTTACTTGTAGTGCAGGAGCATTTGCAGTAGTTCCAACTAGTCCC